TGACGGATGCGCAATGGCAGGCGCTGCGCCGGCTGTTTGACCAGGAGAGCGGGAATGCAACCGAGCGAGCGGCGCAGGTAACGGAATTTATGCTGACGGCGCTGGATGCCGACGCAGAGGAGGGGGATACATGGAACGGCGCGTAATCGCGGCAGAGATGGAAGTGCGGGCCGGGGCCGAAGATACGCCCCCCCAGATTGTGGGTTATGCGGCGGTCTTCAATTCACTGTCGCAAGTGCTGTGGGGTTTCCGCGAGAAGATTGCGCCCGGTGCGTTCGGCGCAAGCCTGGCGGACGATGTGCGGGCGCTGTGGAATCACGATACAGCCTACGTTTTGGGGCGCACGGCAGCCGGCACGTTGCGACTGAGCGAGGACGCCAAAGGGCTGCGTGTGGAGATTGACCCACCGGAGACGGCGCTGGCCGCTTCGTTTGTGGAGAGCATCCGGCGTGGCGACGTGAGCCAGATGAGTTTTGGCTTTAGCGTGCTCGAGGATACGTGGGATGAGGATGACCAGGGGCAGATGATTCGCACGCTGCTGAAGGTGAAACTGTACGAGGTGTCGCCGGTGACGTTCCCGGCGTACACGGAGACAGAGGTCGGCGTGCGGGCTTTGCTGGGCGATGAAGTGACACCGCCCGCACGGGCTGAAGAGTTGCCCGTTGAAGAGGACGAGCCAAACCATGATGAATCTGACCAGCGGGCGCTGGTGGAGATAGATGCCCATGACGCTGCACTGCGGGCGCAGGCGGCGGAACGGGCGCGCAGAATGCAATTAGCGAAGGCCGGATAGGCCGACAAGGAGACGGACATGAACAGGGTGATTGAATTGCGCCGGCGCAAGGCTGAACTGCTGGCACAGGCGCAGACGGTGCACGAGACGGGCGAAAGCCTGAACGAAGAGCAGCGCACGGAATTTGACGCGCTGATGGTGCAGGTGGACGAGGTGAACGCTGCGCTTGAGCGTGAGGAGCGCATGATGCTGGCGGGTGGCGCCGCAGGTGGCAGCGTGGCGCAGGGGCAGGATGCGCGAGGTGGTGCGCCTGCTGTGCACAATCGGCGCACGCCCGACACGGAAGAGGGCGTCTACTGCCGCTGGGTGCGGTCAGGCGATGCGGGTGCGCAGCGCGAGCTGATGGAAATGCGCGCCAGCAACGACACCACGATGAATGTGACCACGGCGGCGGATGGTGGCGACCTGGTGCCTGTGGGCCATTACAACCAGATTATTGAGCGGTTGCGCCCCCAGGCTCTGCATGAGCAGCTTGGCGTCATGATGATCCCCGGCAACGGGATCACGGTAAACGTTCCCATCGACAACGAGGCGGATTCGGGTGCGTTCGTGAGCACCGCTGAGTCGTCGGCCTTTGACCGGGATGCGCCGGCGGTGAGCAAGATCGCCATGACGCTGGTCAAGTACACGAAGAAGGTGGATTTGACTTACGAGCTGTTGCAGGGCGAGGACTCGGGTCTGCTTGCCTTCCTGGCGCGCTATGTGGCGGACGGCATGGCGGCAACGCTCAACAGCCTGTTGGTTGCCGAGGCGTTGGCGGATGGCACGGCTGCCTTGACGCTGGATGCCGCGGCTGCGATTGGCGCAGCGGAAGCGCCCGAATTGCTGTACAAGCTCGGCGCACGCTATGCGGTTGGCCCCAATGTGGCGTGGCTGATGAAGCGGGCCACCGAGGGCTATTTGCGTGGGCTGACGGGCAATCAGTTTCTGTTTGCGCCGACACCCAATGGCACGCCAGGCAATGGCCTTTTGGGGTTGCCCGTCATGACGGACGACAACATGGGCGCGCTGGCGGCCAGCGGGAAGAGCCTGATCATCGGCAACTGGGCCTATATGGGGATGCGTCTGTCTCCTGGGCTGACAGTGCTGCGCGACCCGTACAGCCGGGCGGGGTATGGGGAGACCATTCTCCACTACTACTTCATGGCTGACTTCGAGGTGTTGCAGGCCGGCGCATTCCAGTACGCAACACATCCCACGGCCTAGTTCGCGTGAAGGTGCTTGCGTTCACACCGACATATGGTTCGGCGCTACGGCCCGAAACGGTGGCCTCGGTTACGGGGCAGCGGTGGAACGGGGCGCTGGTTTGGGTGGTGGGGCGGTGCAACCCGTACCCATCACCCGACCTGCGCAACGTGTTCGCACAGTACCGGATGGCGCGGGGGTGGACGCTGGCGGGTGGATATGACGCCCTGCTGACTGTGGAACATGACATGGTGCTCCCGCCCGATGCGGTTGAAAAACTGGTGGATGCGGGAGCGCCGGTGGCTTACGGAGTGTACATGTTGCGGCACGGCTCAAATGTGACAAACGCATGGGAGCACACCGGCGGGCGCAACCTGGGAATGAGCCTGTCGCTGTACCCGGAACGGCTGGCCGCTGCGAAGCGGTGCGGTGTCGTGGAGGTGAGTGGCGTGGGCTTTGGGTGCACGCTCATACGGCGGGATGTGCTGGAACAGATTGCATTTCGCCCGGACGGGAAGGCCAAAGCGCCTGACATTCCATTTGCGACGGACTGTCTGCGGGCAGGCATTCGCCAGGTAGCGCACTTCGGCGTTGCTTGCGGGCATGTGCACGAAGGGAAGGTGTTGACGATGAACAACGATAGCGGTCGCATGGTCGAGGCTATTGCGCTCCAGGATGTGACCATCAACGTGCAGGGCCAAACGGTCAGGCTGGTGCAAGGCACGTCTTACGCCATGCCGGCGGATGAAGCCGGTGAGTTGGTGCGAGCGGGCTATGTACTGGTTGCCGATGGAGCCGGCCCCATTGTGGAGCAGGCGACGGATGCCGGGGCCGCAGGGCGCGAGATGGCCGTTGGTGTGGCAGAGCGGAAACGGCGGAAGGCATAGCCATGGCGCTGCTCGAGGTGCTGACGCGCTGCAACCGCAGGCCGAAAATGCTGATGGAGAACATCCGCAGCCTTATGGCGCAGAGTGATCCGGACTGGGAGCAGACGTTCATTGTTGATACGGCTACGCGTGGCATTGGTGCGAGTTACGAGGCGTTGGCCGCTCAACCTGTGCGAGGCGAGTACATCTGGATTCTGGACGACGACGACGAATGCATCTGGCGACCGCTGGTTGCAGATGTACGGCGCATTGTTGCAGAGAAGCCGGAAACGCAGGTGATCATGATGCGCATGAACCACGGGGCCGAGTTGGGCGTGTTGCCCGACGACAAACACTGGGGTGGGCCGCCTGTGGAGGGACGCATCGGGTGCTCGGCGTTCATTGTGCGGCGGGACGCATGGCAACGGCACGCAGGCGCGTTCACGCCGGGGCACTATGCCAGTGACTTTGACTTCATCTGCAGCGTGTGGAGAGAAGAGCCGGTGATTGTGTGGCATGACGTAATCGCGAGCCGCGCACAACGCGGCCGCATGATGGGCGCAACGGAGCAAACGCAATGAAGGCTGCGGGCTGGGTGCAAGTGACGGGGCCGTTGGCTGAGCCGCTATCGGTGGGTGAAGCCAAAGAGCACATGCGCGTCAGTGTGGACGATGAGGACATGCTGATTGGTGCGTATGTGGCTGCGGCGCGCGGCTGGGCCGAAAGTTACACCGGGCGTGCGTTTGTGACGCAAACGTGGCAGGCGCACTTTGCAGGTTGGCCGCGAGACGGCGCGCTGGAATTGCCGCTCCCCCCGTTACAGAGCGTGAGTTGGGTGAAGTACACGGATGATGGCGGAGCGGAGCATACGCTGGACGCCGCAACGTACCGGGTAGTGACAAGCCGTGATCCGGGGGTTGCACTCCTGGCTCCCGGTCAGGGGTGGCCCTCAGTGACGCTTGACGCGGGGCTGCCTGTGGTTGTGCAGTTTGTGTGTGGGTACGGTGCGGCTGTGGCCGTGCCGGAGGGAATCAAGCAGGGGCTGCGCTGGCTCGTGGGCCACATGATGGAGAATCGCGAGGCGCTGACCATTGCCAATACCTTTCCGGCGGCTGTGCCCATGACGGCGCAATGGGCGCTGGACCCGCACCGCTACCGCTACATCTGGTGAATCATGGCAAGCATTGAAGGGGCGCTTCTATCGGAATTGCAAGCCACGCCGGGCGTAACGGCCCTGGTGGGGGCGCGCATTTATCCGGGCGTTGCGCCGCAGAATGCCACGGCGCCCTATATCACCTATGAGCGGGTGAGCCAGCGTGTGGAGCACGACCTGAACGGTGGCGGCTCCCTGTGCGTGGCGCGCATGAGCTACCTGTGCCATGCGGCGACATATGCGGCGGCCAAGAGCGCGGGTGCGGCGATTGTGGCGGCGCTGGACGAGCGGCGTGGTGTGATGGGGGGCGTGACTGTCGGCGCAATACTCAGCGAGATGGAAGCCGATGCCGGCTTTGATGATGAACTTCGGATGCACGTGGTGGCGGTGGACTTCCGCGTGCTCTATCAGCCCTGAACAGGGGCCAGGGGGACGAGATGGCTAAGTATGCAGCTTTTGGCACTACGCTCAAGATTGGTGGCACGGCCGGCACGGCAGTCGTCAACATCGAGAGCATTGAGGGGCCTGAGCAGAGCGTCGAAATGCTGGACATGACGGCGCACGACTCGGGCAGTTCATACCGTGAGAAGCGGCCCAGTTTCATTGACGCCGGCGATGTCACGCTGCGCATTCAGTGGGACCCGAATGACGCGACGCACAAGAATGCGACGGGCGGCTTGCGCTACCTGTTGGCGAACCGGACGAGCAGCACGTTCGCGATTACGTACCCGACCACGCCGGCGGCAGCGGACGTGTTCACGGCGTATGTGAGCAAGTTCGTCATGAGTGCGCCGTTCGACGACAAGTTGATGGCGGACGTGACGCTGACGCTGACCGGCGCGCCGACGCTGGCATAAATACGGAGGCTGCGGGCTGGGGGCGAACAGTGCCCCTTGCCCCTGCCGCCCCAAGCATTGGGAGAGATGATGGAAAGCAAGAAGAAGTTTGCGAATAAGGCGGCGATTCTTGCCGTGCAGGACTTGCCGACGGTGGAAATGGAAGTACCCGAGTGGGATTGCTGGGTGCGTGTGCGCACGCTAACGTCGGGAGAGCGCGACAACTTCGAGGCCGAGATTACGGCGGTGAACGGCAAGAATACACGCGTCAATGCGCGCAACATTCGCGCCAAACTGGTGGCGGCCACGGTGGTGGATGAAGAGGGGCGGCCCTTGTTCGGGCTGGCAGATGTGGAGGCGCTGAGCGCCAAGAGTGCAAAGGCGCTGGATCGCATCTTTGGCA